TCATAAACAAATACTACGTGCATCCATGCACTTGGATCTTGATACAATCCATTGGTTGTAATGTTACCCGTTGATCCTGTTCCAGAAAAATATTCAGCATAATGTTGAATTGTATCTACATCACCAGTACCAAATAGTTGATAGGAGGTTTTACTTCCACTAGAAGAAACAGTACACCCCATTCCAAAAACTTGGTTATCTGCAAACTTACTTCTCTTTACCCAAGTAGAATAAGTCCATTTGTAATTATCTGTTGGAGTGCCGAAGGTTCTGGAAAGATTAGCAGAATCAGCCATTTCAAACATTAAACTATTTTCTACTTCAAAAGCTGTAGCCCCACCTTGACCGCCACCTCCAGCTAAAAGATTATTACTAAAAACCATGATTCACCTTATGAATATGCTAATGTTGCGATTGCCTGAATACTCCCAGAAGCTCTTACAATATAATCTATTCTGTCTACAGCAGATGCTGTGGTTGTTAGCGTAGGAGCTGTACCTGCTGGAAAATCCCAGTTAGCTCCATAAGACAAAGTCCTAGAGCCTGTGCCGTCCTGTGTAACAAAGATACTTCCCGTCTGCCCAGCAACTTGGTTAGTTGGATTTGCAAGAGTTCTGTTGCCTCCTAGTGTAACGCTAAAATTTTGAGCTGCAGAGAAATCAGGAGTAATAGTAGCCCCATCACTTAATGCTGTTATATCAGCAACAGCTGATTTAGCTATGTGTAGTTGAACGCTAGGATCTGTTTTACCTATTCCTAAAAATCCTGTTGATTCCAACCTCATTTTTTCTGCTGCTGCTGAACCACCTGCCATCAAATTAAAAGTAAGATCAAAAGCCTCAGAGCCACTGCCAACTCCTGTTGTTACTGCGTCTATAGTTGCTCCAGTTTCATTATTCCCAGCAGCAGTTTCAACAACATAAGCTAACCCAGCACCAATTCCAGCAGCAGGTGTTCCAGAGCTTGTTCTCTGTACAGTTAAACCATCAATAACTGTGTTGGTTCCTGAATCTTCTATTTTAGAAGTTATTCCACCTTCAGCTGACAAAGCACCTGTGCTAGTTAATCTTGCTTTCTCAGCTGCAGTAGCACCAGCAGCCATGTTTTTAAAAACAATATCAAAATCTTCTGAACCACTTCCTACATCAGTCGTCAATGATTCTATAACTGTAACAATTTCATTATTTCCTGCGGCAGTCTCAGTTGTAAACTGTATTCCTGCACCTATACCAGCAGCAGGCGTACCACTTGATGTTCTTTTAACATCAACAGTATTTAAAACAGTATTGGTTCCGCTGTCTTCTTTTGCTGATGTAACTCCTGCAGAGGCTGTAACTGCTCCTGTTAAAGTTGAAGTTCCAGTAACAGCGAGAGTTCCTCCTAATGTAGAGTTTCCAGTTACATCAAGAGTTGTAAAACTTGGATCAGTAAAAGCTCCAGCAATTGCAGCTCCTGAACCAGCTCCGTCTAAATAAATAATCGCTGATTTACCATTTGCTAAAGTAAAATTTGCTCCTGAGCCTTGAGTAAAAATAACACTGTAAGGACCACTAGATCCAGAATCAGTTGTGCTATTTATAACTATAAAAAAGGCTTTTGTAGTATTTGGACCAATTGTAACTGTGTTGTTGGCTCCTAATGCTCCTGTAAATTTAATTACACGATACATACCATCTTGAACATTTGAAGATCCAGAGCTTGGCGATGCAGCTCTTACAGTTAAAGTATGAGTTGATCCTGAAAGGGCAACAGATGTTGCAGATGCAATTCTATCAAGAATATCAAAATTGTAATTTGTAGTTGTTCCCCAAGCTCCTGACTGATCGCCAGTAGCCATTTCTTCTATTCCAAAACTTGTTGTAAATGTAGATGCCATATCAATCGATCCTTATAATTGCACCAGTTCCAGCAGCTGGAAAAATTATTTTAAATGTTCCGCCAGCCACAGTAAAATCTCCCCCAAAAGCAAGAACAGCTATAGCTTTGTCTGCATTAGTATCATTATAAATTAAAGCTCCATTAGCAGTAAAGCTCGCACTTGTCCATGATGGGTCAGCTGCATCAAAATAAGCTGTTGTTCCGCTCGTTGCAACTGTTGTTGATGATAAAGCAACGCCACCAGCTGTATAGCCAGAACCAGAGACTTCATTACTTGTTGAATAAGCTGTAGTTGAAGCTCCTAAACTCGCACTGCTAGTATAAAGAGCTATTTTTATCGTATCAGATGCAAGATCATGCTGTTCATCTAATATTTCTGCTTTAAAACTTGTGCACATTGCTTGACTAATTGCCATTATATTCCTCCGCTAAATTCAGAAGCCCAATCCCGAAGCATTTCTTGCTGCATAAGCTGAATTGCCTCATCAAACTGGGCTTTATACAAAGTTACAGTTTCAGGTGCTTTAAGAAAAGCACTCGCCTCATACAAACAACCACTTAAAAGAACATTTTCAGCGTTGTCTCCTAACCAAGTTGTTGTATTACCAGAAGACAGACCAGTCGCAGGTGCCATAAAATCAACTTGATAAGAATAATTAGAATTTGGATTCGGACCAAGTGTTATAGTAGTTCCTGAAGTGCTAGCTGTCTTTGTGCTATAAAATTTAGGTTCCGCTTGTGTTGATGGATTCGGAGAATAATCTCTTAAATATGAATCAGTCCTGTGATCAAGAAATTTAACATTACTAGAAACTGTTATTGCAACTTGCCTAATTATTCTAGAATTTGCAACTGTATAATCTGCGGTGCCAGCTGTTAATGTCCCTGTTGCGCTTTGCCTAAAACAAGGCAAATTTGGCAACCTTTGGAAAATCATCTCTTCAGTTTGATCTATTATAGCATCAATAGAATCAGAAAATTCTGTGCTATCATCTTCTACGAAATTTTTAATTTGAGTTACTAAAGAGCTGTAATTCATTTTATTGACCCCATTTGCCAGCTCCCCATTTGCCAGTTCCCCAAGTTGGGTTATCAAGGTCTATGCTTTCTGTTCCAATAGCACCTGTACCAGCTACGCCAGTTTCAGTAATGCTTAGTGTAAGATTCGCACCATCAGATTCACCAAATGCACCTAATGCACCTGTACCAGCCACACCAGTTTCAGTTATTGTAGACTCAAAAGCTACTGTCCCAATAGCACCAGTACCAGCCACACCAACTTCAGTTATACTTAATTCAACTGCTTCTTGAAGTCCAACTGATCCTTGGGTGCGAACTGAAGAGGCTTCAATTTCAACAGGCGTTTCTATTGTTACATAACCAACTGCTCCTCGTGCAGCAACTTCATTCGGTTTTTCATAAGTTGTTGAGTCTAAAGAAGGCTGAGTAAATCCGTCAGAATCTTCATTTGCTTTATTAAAATCGAACCAGTTGTAATAAACATAAATACTTACATTTTCAGGATCATTATCTGGTCTTGGTTTGAAAAGAGCCGTAGCATCAATTATATTTTTAGGAGGTGTTAATTGAGGATTCTTGGGTTCATACTCATCAGGAGCTACACGTGCACCTGTCCATTCCGTTCTTAAATTGTTGTATGGAATGCGGAACCCACTACGATCGCAAATTGCTAAAGCTCTTTTTCCTTTTGCGTACACTGGCATTAGTAAAGATTCATCCCTGTTGGTTTAATTCTTAAACGAACATTTGCTCCTTCCTCGTCCGAAGCAAACTGAAAAGCTCTATCATAAAGAGCCATTAAATCTCCTGCCCTATCAGGAGCAAATTTTACAGATAATTTAGAAGCCAATCCTGCACACATTGCATCTGACCAGCGATATGGAACATCAGCATCCTGATTAGAAGCTGTTATGTCATCAGGTTGGAAAATGCCATAATAACGTATTGAGTCAGTAGCGTTATCAGGCACTTGCCAAACTGTCATCGTGGGAGTATATTGCCTATCAATCATATATTGAGAAGAAACACCTGTATCAGTTTTATTTGGGATCTGGTTGTATTCTGATATAGCTATTCTGCTCATTGCTTGGTCATTAGAAGTTGATCCTGAAACTTTCCTATAGACAACATCTATTATGTCTACTAACCCAGAAGCCAAAGTATAAGTTGCTTGGTCAGCGACTAAAGTTATTGTTTGGTAAGAAACAGTCCAGTAATTCCAACCACGATTTGACCATTCAGAGAATAAAAGATTTAAACTTCTGCGAGCAGTTTCTGCATGATAACCTGTACGAGTCTGCGCATCAATTCCGCATCTCTCATATGCTTCAGCAATTATTTCTTCAACATTTGGTCTAAATGCTACTGTTCCAGAAGTTGCCATCTAACTATACTCTTTAATCATTCTCAAACAAATTTGATAAGCGTCAGTTGTTGCTGCTGAACCAGTCGTTGTAAATTTTATATCACCAGAAGGACTACTTCCATATGTGGTTGTTTTTGGCAATCCTCCAAATCTAGAAAAATCTTGATATCCTGATTGATTTTCATCAAGGTGAAGAATTATTACATCTGTAGATGCATCTGCCAATACTTCAACTGTTAAACCATATATAGTCCACCATGCTTCTATAATCCTAACAGCTGAGCAAGCCTCTCCAGAAGAATTTTTTGCTAATCCTGATACATCTACTTTTAAAACTGCAGATTCATTACCAGTATCAACATATTGATATTGGAAAGCATAAACAACTTCTCTTTCGCTCTCTGAAATTTTGGTGCTGGTGGTAATATCAGCCATTATTTTTTCTCCTTAATTAATCCCTGTAGAACCATAGATTTATGCATGGCACTTCCAGGAATAGGAAGTTTTTTCTGCCTATTTTTACCAGCAGGAGCTTTTTTGGCTCCTGCTTTCCGTTTCCTTGTTGCAGCCATCATTCACCTCACACTGGAGATCCAAATTGTACCATTCCTGATGTTACTCTCTGCCCAGCTGTCAAAATGTAATCGCACCATGCAGCATCAGCAGTTGTTGTTCCAGACATTGCACAGAACCAAGGAGTTAATGCCGAAGTTGGAATGTTAGCAGTTGTTGTTGTAACTTTTTGCCTATCGACATAAAATTCAACAGAACTTGTTCCCTTAACAATAAAGCCAAGAGTCCTAGTATTAGTTATAGCAGACCCAGAT